TCCATTTGATGTATTAAATGGTTCAGTTACAAAAGGAAAAAGCAAGATATATGGTGCAATGGGTGAAATAGTAGTAAAAGATTATTTTATATCCAAAGGCTTATCAGTTGATGATAATGCTACTTATGACTATGATATGATAGTGAATGGATATAAGATAGATATCAAGACTAAAAGAATAAATACATTACCACAGCCATATCACAATGCCAGTATTCCAGCTTGGAACATAAAACAAGAATGTAATTTCTATCTATTTATGAATGTAATGGTAGATTTATCCAAAGCATTTATTTTAGGATATAAAGCCAAAGATGCATTTTATAATCAAGCCACATTTAATCAAAAGGGAGAAGAAGATCATAGTGGCTGGTGCTATAAAACTGATTGCTACAACATAAAAGTAGATAGATTAAAACAATTCAAATTATGAAGCTAGATCAGATAATAGAGCATTTTAAAGAGAATGGAATACCTAAAGGCCCAATACGCTATAATCAATGTACGGTAATCCAAGATCCAGCTAAAATGGTTGAAAGCCACATTAGAATCTTAAAAGGAAATCCTAAAAAAAAGCATTTTTTACCATATTATAAAAGACTTTATTTTTTGGTAGGGGTTTCTCCGACAAAAGACAAAGTTTAGTACCGAATTAGTCAAAGCTACAAAAAGCAATATTGAAAAAAATTTTGATTTACTTTTTCGTGGAAAACTTTGTCTTCTTTGTCTGAAATAAAGGAAAGATAGAGTATCACTAAGTTTCCTTTCCGACAAAGTTGCGCCAATCAAGAGCCAAACTTGGTCAAATTTGTAAATAGCTTGTAATAATGAATTCTATTTGATATTTTTAAATTATCGTAGTCTTAATTTAGCGATTAGGTTCAATGAGGTTGCACGGTCCTGCTACGATTCTTTTATTCACCGTGTTAAAAAAAATCGTGTTATGAATAAAAATGAATTTTGGAAAGATATTCCTAATTATGAGGGATATTATCAAGTATCTAATCTTGGAAGAATCAAAAGAGTATCTACAAATAAGATTCGTAAATCTCACAAAGAAAATAATGGTTACCATAGGATTACTTTATCCAAAGATGGAGTAAGAAATATATATCTTGTACACCAATTAGTAGCTTTTGCTTTTCTTAATCACAATACTGATAAAAGAAATATTGTAGTTGATCATATTGATAATGATAAATCAAATAATCATCTTGATAATCTTCAAGTAGTTTCCAATAGAGTTAATACAAGTAAAGACAGAAGAGGAGGAACATCAAAAAAGATTGGTGTACATTATCAAAAGAGTAATAATAGATGGATTGCTCAAATTTGCATAAATGGAAAGCAAAAATATTTAGGTTGTTATAAAACTGAATTGGAAGCAAGTAAAATATATCATAAAACGATACAAAAATATAAACTATTATGAGAGTGACTATTTTTCGTAACATCCATAGTACAGCTACTGGATTTGACAGAACACCAGATTTTATTTTTGATAGAATACGAAATGGTGCTTCTAAGGACTTAATTAAAGAAATAAGGGGTAAGACTACCAAAACTGAAAAGAATGCCCTTAAAAAGAATCTACCGAGCATCTGCTGGAGTGGTAGATTCAAAAACAGATCAGATATTGGATTGCTTGAGCATTCTGGATTGATATGCTTAGATTTTGATGGCTTTAAAGATGAAGAGAGCCTAAAGGATTGGAAGCAAATAACAGAAGGTGTAGAATTTACTTATGCATCTTTTATATCTCCATCTGGAGAAGGCTTAAAGGTAATAGTAAAGATTCCACAATGTAATAAGGATGATCATAAGCTGTACTTTGAGGCTTTAGAAGATTTCTTTCAATCTCCACATTTTGACGTATCATCTTCCAACATTAGTAGAGTATGCTATGAATCTTATGATCCAGAGATTTATGTAAATGAGGATTCTACTATATGGGAGAAGATGAAGGAAGAGGATATAATGATTACTGCTGAAGTAGATCCTCCATTGATTCTTAAATCTACATCCAAGATAATACAGAATATTTTAGTGTGGTTCAATAAGAACTACAATATGCAAGAGGGAGAAAGGAATGAGAATCTATTTAAGTTAGCTGCTGCATTATCTGATTATGGAATAAATCAATCAGAAGCAGAGCATTTAGCTTACCAGTATATCAATAAGGACTTTACAGAGCAAGAGATTAATACCATTATTAGATCAGCTTACAGAAGAGGTAGTGTAAATTTTGGTTCTAAATTCTTTGAGGATAGAAGTACCTATAACAAGATAGAAGATAAGATTAAGGATGGAAGAACACATAAGGATATTGTAGCATCCTTTACAGACTATACTAAGGTAGAAATAGAAGATGCCATAAGCCAAATTAAAGTAGTAGCATCTACGGTTGAGTTTTGGGATTTTGATTCTAAAGGTAAGATAAGATTAAGGCCACATAAATTTAAAGAGTTTTTAGAGCAGAATGGTTATGCTAAAATATATCCATCTGGATCTGAGATTCCAGTATTTATAGAAATGGATTCTAATATAGTAGATAATACATCTACACAAAGAATAAAGGATTTTGTACTTAATTACTTAATGGATAATAGTGGTGATTTTGGAATGAAGCCGTATGATTACATGGCAGATAATCCTAATTATTTTAGTGAGAAGTATCTATCATTACTTGATTCAGTAGATATAAACTTCAAGAGAGATACTGCTGATACTTGCTATCTATACTACCAGAATTGTGCATTGGAGGTAACAATGACTGAGGTAAAAGAGATTGATTACATGAATCTTAATGGCTTTATTTGGAAGAAACAGATAATACAAAGAGATTATAAAGCAGTTGATCATCATAATGCAGAGTATAGAAAATTCATTTGGCTTATAGCTGGTCAGAATAATATGAGGTATAATAGCTTTAAATCTGTAATAGGATTCTTCCTACATTCTTATAAATCTGCTGGTAAAAATAGAGCAGTAATCTGTAATGATGAGGTTATATCTGATAATCCAAATGGAGGAAGTGGTAAGGGCCTATTTGCTCAAGCATTAGGTAAGATGAAGAATCTATCTATATTGGATGGTAAGCAGTTTAATTTCAATAAATCATTTCCATTTCAAACGGTTGGAGTAGATACACAGATACTTGATTTTGATGATGTATCTAAGAACTTTCCTTTCGAGAATATGTTTAGCTTGGTAACTGAAGGAATAACATTAGAAAAGAAGAATAAGGATGCTATCCACATTCCATTTGCTGATACTCCAAAGATATTGATGAGTACTAATTATACTATTGGTGGAGTTGGTGGATCATTTGAGAGAAGAAAGTTTGAAATAGAATTTAGTAGCTACTTCAATGTAAGATATACTCCAGCTGATGAATTCGGTAGGCAATTATTTGATGATTGGGATGATGCAGAATGGCACATATTCGATAACTATATGATCCAATGCTTACACTACTTTTTAGAGAATGGATTAGTATCTCATGATTTTGTGAATCTTCAGAAGAGGAAGTTTATTAAGGATACATCATTTGATTTCTATGAGTGGGCAATGGATGAGGATAATATTAAGGTGGGACATAGCTATGTTAAGAAGCAATTATACAATGATTTTACTGATGAGTATAATGATTACAAGAAATGGCTAACACAAAATAAGTTTTCTGGATGGGTGCAGAAGTTAGCTTTATATAAGGGTGTATTCTATGATGGTAAGAAGAAGAATCAATTCGATGAGAGATGCCATATGCTATTAAAGAATGATCCAAATTTGGTAAAGCCAGAAGTACAAGAAGAAGAAATTGATGAACTACCTTTTTAGATTATGAGAGATAAAATTATAGCATGGTGGAGTGGTGGAGTTACTTCTGCTGTAACTTGCCAATTATGTATAGATATCTATGGTTTAGATAATGTAAGAATAATCTTTATTGATACACATAATGAAGATGATGATACTTACAGATTTTTATCTGATTGTGAAAAGCAATATGGTAAGAAGATAGAAATAATAACTGAAATAGGTAATGAATATACAAGCATCCAAGATGTATGGAAGAAACATAAATCTTTAAATGTAGCAAATGGTGCTATTTGTTCTTACAAGTTAAAAAGAAGGGTAAGAGAGAAGTGGGAAAAACTAAATACTTGGGATGCACAAGCCTTTGGATTTGAATTAGATGAGGTAAAAAGGGCTAAATCTATGAAGCTAAATCATCAACAAACTAAACCTATATTTCCTTTATTAATGTATGGATTAACTAAAAAAGATTGTATTAAAATGATAGAAACATGGAATATAGAAGTACCAATGATGTATAAATTAGGTTTCCATAATAATAATTGTTTTAAAACTGGTTGCGTACAAGGTGGTATAGGATACTGGCAAAAGATGAAAAGAGATTTTCCAGAAAAATTTGATAAAATGGCAGAAGTAGAGCATGAATTAACAGATTTAAAAGATAAGCCAATAACAATGCTAAAAGATCAAAGTAAAAATGGAGGATTAGTATTTTTAAAGCCACATTTAAAATATCCTAATATTAAGGATATAAGCATGATGAAAGGAAGAGAGCCAAAGCCATTAATGGAATGTAATGGATTTTGTGGAATTAATGATTTATCTGATAGAACAAGTACAGAAGAAGAGATTAATTTTAACAATCAGCAGAAACTTTTTTGATTTTAGTAATTTTTTTATATATTAGTAAAACTATGAACAAAGAACAATTAAAAAGCAAGCTGGATATAGTCAAGGATTATATTAAGTTTAATACAGATGCAGAGAAGATTGCTGATATCTGTAACAACAATCCACATCAGCAGATTGGATATTATTTAGGGGCTTTAAAGCAGATTAAAGCTGATTTAGAAGTTATTCAACAGATGTTAGATGAGCAATAACCATCTCAGAGAATTTTATAAGGGTGCTACTGCTGGTGTTTACTATGTGGTATGTACTCTTTTATTTGCCTATATAATCTTAATGGCAGTTATTTAAAACAATAGAACAATGAAAGCAGAAACAATAGAACAATTAAGGCTTTTAAGCAGAGATATGGAAGATGCAGTATGTAGGGCTGCTGATATGCTAAAGCCTTATGAAGATAATCCATTAATAGCCTATGGAATTTACATAGAAAAATTAGCAGCTTTTTATGAGAGGCTTGATGAAACAATTAAATCAATATAAAACAATAGAACAATGAAGTTATTAGATAGAACAAAAGCAAACACTTACAAGGTAGCATCATCTGGTGCAGAATTAGTTGAAGGAAACCTATATCATTTTGGATATGTAAACGAACAGAGAAGAGTGATTGGATCTCGTGGAGTAGTTTATAAAAGGCTAAATAGTGATGAGGTAATCATTAAAACCAAATCAGAAATATCTTACGCAGATCATTTTGTTGATTTTGGAACTGTTTATGGTGAAGAACAAGAGGATAATAACCTAAAGGAATATTTGGATATAATGATCATGAATGAATCAGAAAAAACAAGATTTACTTTAGAAGCTATAATTTTTGAGAAGGCCAGAATTAAGAAGATAGAAGATAAGATTAAAAGCCTTAAATATAAGCTATCTGTTGAAAAGAATAAAAAACAATTCCCACAGATAAAGAAACAGATTGAGCAATTAAAAAGTGAGATATAATAACAATAGGACAATGAAAGTGAAATTTGTATTATACGGTGGATTTAAGGATGTAGAGCATGAAGATTATTGTCTTGCTAATCCAATATATTGTGATTGGAAACATCCATTTTTACCAAGAAGAGGTGAGCAAATAAATATTAAAAATTTGTTTCCAGAGGAACTTAAAAGGCTTGAATTACCCGATAATTTTTATATTATAAGAGATATAGAATGGAATAAAAACCATGTAGAAATATGGTGTGAGGGTGAAAATTAAACAATAGAACAATGTACGATTTAGTAATATATTTTGATGCGGATAATGTAGATTATGAATTTATAACAGAAAGACAATCACCAGTTGTCCCAATTGTAGGCAATGAAATGATGATTGTTTATGATGGCCATTCATATTGGGGAGATGTAACCAATATCATATATAACTTTGAAGAAGAAGGTGAATTTTGTATTAAAGTAATTGTAAAAGAATCTTAACATGATGAATTTTGATGAAACTAAAATAAGAGTACTTGATGATGAAGATGATAATAAAGTACTTTGTAGTTATGCAGCAGAACAAATTAGAGCATATCTAAAAACATTTGGTCAATTACCAAAAGATAAGCAAGTGTTTACTCATCCAGATACTGATTGTTATTATATCCATATTGAAATAATTGATCCAATAGAAAATATGATTTTTTGCTTTATAGATTATAGTGCCGGTTAAAATGATCAAATTATATCCATATCAAGAGCAGTTAGTTACTAATCTTAGACAATCATTTATCAATGGTAATAAGAGAGTAGTGCTAACTGCACCTACTGGTGCTGGTAAAACGGTTATGTTTAGCTATATGATTGCCCAGCACATTAATAAAGGTGGTAAAGTATTGGTTTTAACTGATAGAAAGAAACTACTACATCAAGCTACCTCATCATTCCATCATTTTGGAATTGATCCACAGCATATAACAGCAGATACTAAGGAGATAACCAACACCAATTGTACCGTTGCAATGGTAGAAACGCTGTACAGAAGAAGAGATGCTTACAAGGCTTTTATTGAATCATGTACAATGATCGTAATTGATGAGGCACATAAGACTTGCTTCGAGAAGCTATTTGAGTATTTCAATCCTAATACATTTATCATTGGTGCTACAGCTACACCATTTAGAACTGGACAACAATCTTCTATGGATGTATATTATCAAGATATCATCCAAGATATAGATACAATTGATCTACTAAAAATTGGTAAGCTATCTAAGTGCAGAACATTTGGTATAGATGTACCATTAGATAATGTAAAAAAGACTGCTGGAGATTTTAATGGTAAATCATTGGGCCAGATGTATGATGAGAATAGAATCTATGATGGAGTAGCTGAGAATTATATTAAGCATTCCAATAATACTAAAGCTATTTGCTTTGCATCAAGTATTCAATCTGCTGAAAGATTATATCATGAGTTGATGCAGAAGGGCCTACAATGCTATCTAATCCATTCTAATAAGCCAGATAAGGTAAATGATGGGATCTTAGAATATTTTGGTGAATGCAAGCCTAATGAAACTAATATACTGATCAATGTAGGAATATTAACAGCTGGTTATGATTGCCCAGATATACAAACGGTTATCCTATACAGAGCCACAACATCTTTACCTTTATTTTTGCAGATGGTTGGAAGGGGATCAAGAATTACTCCTAATAAAGAATCATTCATATTACTTGATTTTGGTAACAATATTAAACGCCATAACTTCTGGGAATCACCACGTATTTGGGATTTAAAGAAGAAGAAGAAAGCAAAGGGAGTAGCACCTATAAAGGAATGCCCAATGTGCGAATCATTTCTACCAGCATCAGCTAAAGAATGTGGTTATTGTGGACATGAGTTTAAGGAAACACCAGAAGAAAAGTTAACTAAAAAGATAGCTGAGTTAAAAGAGTTATCAAGAAATGATATTTTAGAGCAAGACTTAAAAGACAAGGTATTGCTATGTAAGGCAAAGGTAATATCTCCTTTTTGGGTTTTACACAATCTAAAGGATATTGAAGAAGCCAGAATTTTTTGTACTTTAATGGGGTATAAAAAAGGTTTTGAGTATGCAAACAAAAATAGATTCAAAGTTTTCAAGTAGTGAAGATAGAATCCAAGCATCATGTTATACATGGTTCCACAATACATTTCCAGATTATAGAGGCTTGCTCTGCTATAATCTTAATAATTCTGCTAATGCTATACAAGGCAATAAGAATAAAGCAATGGGAGTACAGCCAGGAA